CGAAGTAGCGATTGTTGAAAAAAAACCGCAACGTCATTAAAAAACAGGGGTCTAATAGCCTCGACAAGCCCGTTTTCAAGGGTGAGCTATACCTTAGGTACCCCCTAATTTATGTGATTATTCACCAATCTTGTTGAGTGCAGATATTTCTATATCCTGTATTAATTGTTTGATTTGCTCGAATTTACTTTTGTATTTAATAAAAGATTTCACGCTTAACAAATAACACCTCACCTGTTCTGTAAAAGTAAACACGCCATCAATGCAATGTGGGCAATCAGACACGTTATCTAATGTAATTATTGATCCCGTGCCTTTGCAAAAAACACATTTAGGCTCACAGCATTCAACCACTGCTAAGTTAATCAACTTGTTCAACATATCAAAATCTAACAATTCTTTCTTATCTTCAATATCATAAAATCTCAAAGCAATCTCAGATACAAAATTGGATTTGTAGGTATCTGCTGATACAAATTTCATCAACAAAAAGTTGTATTCTTCTCTGCTCAGGTTAGCGTAAGATAATATCAAGTTAATATCTTCAACTGTTATTGCGTCATTACTACCTGTTGTCTTTTCTAAAGATTGAGTTTTTGGCAAGAGCATTGAAAGTAATTCTTTATTCATCTTTGTTATCTTCATAAAACTGTAACAATTCATGTTCAGTACCGTAGATTTTTGTCCACGCTTTGACACCCATACCATGAATACCATATTTAGAATGAAGATGGTGGTTAAAACAGAGAGGAATCGTCTCTGCTCCCCTCTGTGATAACCCTACCCCCTTTCTTATGTGATGAATTTGCGCTGGTGTAATAACATCAAAATCAATCTTCCTACATACCACACAGCCCCATCTAGCTTTTTTACTCATGTCTTCTCTTTCTGCTTTTGTGGGTTTTTTCTTTGCCATTAGAGAAGACTTTGTTGTTTATTCTCCTTTTCTTTTTTGTATCTAAAGTCAATCAATCTGTACTCTTTGTAAGGTGGAAACTTTGACTTAACTTTTGTGCCGCCATGATCAAGAGCACTTTTCAGCGAGTCAACATCAACTTCTAAAACAATTTTACCCTGATGTTCAATCTGCAAGCCACCTGCTTTGATGCCATCTTTGCAATGATTATCTCTGACAGACAACAAACCATTGTAATATTTTTTTACTTTTACTTTAAACATAACAACCCTCACGTCTTTGCATAAACTTTCTGTTCGAAATATTCATCATTTGATTTTTTGAACGTTTCTGCTTTCCAACCCTCAAATTTCATTCTGTAATAGTGCATTTGAGTGTAAGACTTTTCTCTTTCTAGCTCATGTATTGCAACTATATCCATTAGCTCCTTTAAGTTTTCATTCGCATTTGCTTGATTTTTAGCCTGAGTTATCGACGAACTTGATTTTATTGATACAAAATTTTGGGCTTTGCGAAACTCCAATAATTGTTCATTCTTCTTCAACTCTGCATTGTGATAAGCATAGTCCATGCCGTGTTTTCTATATTCCTCTAAATATTTTTCTGCCGCTTCATCATTCAATTTCATTGTAGTGTCCTTGTAAAATTATAAGCTGATGTGTTAACAACACCAGCAATCATTCTTCTAATTTTATCTTCAGATATATTACATTCTTTACCTAAATAAACTAAAAAAGAAGCTGTTTCATGCATTACCTCGTTTGCTTCTTCTTCTGTCTTAGAATTCTTAAATTTCAACCACAAGCTGTCCATGTATTTTTCTGCAAACATCAAAGATTCCTCCATGTTACATGAAGAATCTAACGTTATAGTTTCAATAACCTCTCCTGTCTTTTTATCAATTTTTTTTATTTCAATTTTTTCTATTTCTTTCATTTAATAACTCCTAATAATTTTGATTTGATTGCTTTTGGCAGAGATTCGTATTTTTCTTTCGCCTCTTCTTGTTTGTACAACTCAAGGAAAAGTTCTTCTTTCTGTTTGAGTTCTGTTGTTGTAAGTTTGTTGAGTTTTAACCCACCCATTTGTCTGTAAATTCTGACGGCTCTTTCGTCTTCAACTTCTTTCCTTTCGAAAAATTTGTAGAAAGTGTCTAAGATTGATTGGTCTGATGCTTTAAGATATTTAGTGATATCGCAGACCTTGGGCCGCCATTCAGAGTGTTGGACGTGCAGGGCTAATGCGTTCATTACTTCTTTGATCTCATACTGGCTTACAGCATGAGCCATGAAATTGACTTCAGTCTGATTCATTGGCATTTGCTTTGGAAACGCCTCATTACAGCTTTTGCAGAAAAACTCAAACTCATCTTTCGTCATGTTAGCTCCTTGTTTTGTATATATATATATTATATATATATCTATTTTATTAAATATACACTCACATATAGTTCTATATGGTGTATGTGTATTAATATATATTATTTATATCTTAAATTGAAGTCTAATTTAAGTAGATATTTGATTAATTTTATGCTAGGGTTAAGAAAAACAGGAGCAAAATATGGAAAATATAACTCAACAATTAGAGCAATCTAAGAGAGATCTACAAAAACAAATGGCACAGAGTCTCAGGCTTATGATTCAGGACCTACAAATATCTAAGAAAAAACTCGAAAGGGCTTACATTAAAGATTTGTTAGATAAGATGAATGGAGGCAAAAATGGATAAGCCAATAGAGGACTTTTTAACACCTGACCAGTTAGCCTGGCACAAGAAATATAAACTTACAAAACACGATTATTGGAACTGTCATGGCAAACCAGTGCCCTTACACACTACCATGCAAAAAGTAGCTCAAATTGAGGGTATTACAGCCTCTAAATACGAGATTATTGAGTGTGATGTGGCTAAAGGTATTGCTGTTGTGCAGGTTACTTGCAGAATGGGAGATAAAGAAGTCTCAGCGATTGGCGAGACACACCCAAGAAACAACAAAAATGCTTACCCAACTGCCATGGCGCAGAAGAGGGCATACGACAGAGCAATAACTGAACTTACCGATAGTGGAATGTATACGGAAGCTGATTACACGATACTAGAGGACGGTTCTATTGGGTTCGCTCCGACATCAAATTTTGATGAAGATGAAAAAGAAGAGCAGAAAGAAAAATCAAACGCACAGAGGATTGCAGAAGCACAGATACAAAATGAAAACATGGAAGCAGAAGTAGAAAAGTGGTTAGAAAATGAGTGAAAAAAGGGATTACCTCGAGCAACACGCAGACATTATTGAGGAGGAGTATTTGAAGTATAAGAAACACATAGATTCAAATATAACTCTTGAAGAATATGCAGAAAAGTGGTTAGAAATGGTTTCTTGTGATTATTGCCCATGATACAAAATTTGAGATCGTCATTGTTTAAGTCTTATTGTATGGGTATCGGCACTTCGAGAAAAACTCAGTTAAAAAACGACAAGCTGTGTAATCAAAAACAAGTATATAAAAATGATTACATGGCATGGGGAGAGAAACATGAGGTCAATGGCATAGCGAAGTGGGTTAGTATATTTAAAAAAATACCAAAAAACATTCTCGAAGAACAACAATGTATAAAAATTGAAGACTGGTATCGTGGTTTTAGTTTATCAACAACGCCTGACGGCATAACGAGAACATGGAGAAAGAATATATTGATGGGAAGATTAATCGAGGTTAAATGTTCAGCGATGGGCAAAAAAACTTACCCTGAGTTCCCTGAGGAACACATGTGGCAAATTTACGGTCAGCAAATGATTATGCAACAATCTTACGATATATTCATTGACCATACTGACCTTGTTAATTGGACACCAAAACACACAAAAATTTGGAGAATATGGCGCAACGTTGATTTTGAGGATTACATGAGCAATCTACTAAGAGAATATATTGATGGATTGTTAGATGACAAAGAGTTGACTGCAAAACCCAAAAAGTTTGCAGGCAAGCACAAAATTGAGTTAATTTACAACAACAAAGGAGAAACACATGGCTTCAAAAGCTAAATACATAAATTTATTTATTAATGAAAAAGCATATGAAAATGAAACAATGGGATTTTACAGAAGTATGAATCTAAAAAGAACAGAAACAGGTAAAAACCCACCACCATTTTTGTATAATAAAAAATACACACCAAGAGAGGACATTGTTCTTAAGGCAGGAGAATCATATGACGTTTCTTTATGGTTTAATGAGAGAGATGGTAAAAGAGATTCTTCAATAGCAATCAAACCAGCTAGTGATCAAGATTCTAAGCCAAAACCTTTCAACACAGGCACAAATAATGGTTGGGATTAATCATGACAAAGGAGAAGAAATATCAGTCAGAATATTATCTGAAGAACAAAGAAGCAAAAAAAACTTATAACAGAGAAAGTTATATTAAAAATAGAGATAAAAGATTGACTGAGGCTAGAGCCAAACGACAAGCTAGGACGCCTGAGCAAATTGAATTGGACAAAAAGAAAGCCTCTGAGTATTATGAAAAGAACGCCGCAATCTTACGTGAGAAAAGAAAAAACATGTCAAAAGAACTTAAAGACAGGCTCGTTGAAAGAGAGAAAGAAATACACTTACTCAAAGATCAACTGAAAAAGTACACCACTGAGGAGTAAGTCATTGGGTTAATCTAGTTTTTTGGTTAGGGCTAGATTAACCTTTTTTTTACACCCCCCTTTTTTTATTACCCCCCTTTTTTTATTATCCCCCCCCCCATTTTATTTTTACACACCCCCCTAAAGTATTGATTTTACTAGCAAATATTATATTATTAATTAAACTTAACTTTACTTTAATCAAGTATTGTGAGAGGATAATTAATGAGCAGATAACGACTGCTCGGCTATGGGATAGGTATTAATACTGAGGGTGTCTTGCAAGTAGGTTATTGCAATCGAAAGTCAAGCTATTCGTAACTTGTACCTATCCTTAATAAGTTAATTGGAGATATATTATGGGATACGCAACAGAAACAGGTTTTGCTGATTTAGATATTAGCAGAGAAGATAGATTAAAAATACATTTGAAAGGTAATTTTTATCCAAGACACCCAAAAGAAGTAGAGGAAAGTACCATAAAAGGTTTTAATCTATATTGGGATTATAAAATAGGAATAGAAAAACTAGCTGAATATTGCTATGCAAACGATATATGGGTTTTGCATAGACATTATTCTACATTTCTAAATGAAGAAGATTTAGAAACAATAAAAATAGAGGAGAAAGATAATGAGTAAAGATAAAAGACCAAAACATAAAACATTTGAGATAATTAAATTATATGATTTACAAATTACACATGAGGTAAAAGTGCCTATAGTTTATCGTAAAGAATTTGATTATGAACCTAGGGCATGGGATAAATGGAAAAAAAGATATGTTACCCCACATAATGCAGTAGAAAGTTATACTACATCTAACACTTGTATAGATGAGAGTACCGATAATGGAGAAATTTTAGAAATAAAGGAGATAACAGAGGAAGATGATGAGTGAAGAATATACAAAACTTGAGAGCATACATTGTGCATTACAGGAATTGCAAAACGAGTATCATATTTCAGATGATAATGAACATTTACAAATTGCTCTTAAATTTACAGAAGATATAAGAGAAAAATATTTTGAGGAGGAAAAATAATGCCAAACTGGTGTGAGAACAACATAACTATAAGTCATAAAGACAAAAAGAAAATAACAGAAATAGCTGAGGTATGTATGAGAGATAATCCTAGATTGTTTAACTTCATCAAGCCTGAGCCTGATTGGGCTAAAACACCCAATGATAAAGGTGAGCTACCAAAATCAAAAGATGTTAAAAACGAGAAAGGTGAAATAATCTTTTTAAGGAAAGAATTTCCTGATGGAACTCCTGATGAAAGATGGTATGACTGGAACTGTGATAATTGGGGAACAAAATGGGATATTTATGAGTTTCATCAAGAAACATTCCCTATTGATAATCATGGTGGAGAGTACCATTTAGAGATGGGATTTGATACAGCTTGGTCGCCTCCAATAGGCATTTATGAAACGCTAAAAGAAAAAGGCTTTTATGTTTATGCTGATTACATTGAGGGTGGCGTGGGCTACTGTGGTACATGGGTTGATGGCGTTGATAATGAGTATAAACTTGATGAGGAAAATATTCCTGAGCAATTTCAGGATATGCGAGATCATTGGGCTGGATAACATTTATCTTTTTTCAATCTCCCCCCCCCTCTTTATCGAGGGGGTAAGGGTACCATGAAGATCACAGGATTTTTTAATTTTCATCAATAATGATATAATTAAAGAAAACAAAGGAGCAAAAAATGAGCAGAACATTTAATACAATATACTTCGACATCATAGAAGCGTTACGAACTATGAGTGAGGTAAAAAAACCAAACTTAAAAGAACCTCTAACAGTCATCACGATAGCCCACAATACTGGCTATAGCATTGATACTGTTAGAGATATTTTAAAATCTATTGATGAGAATAACTATTATGACTAAGACAACAAAAGAATATAGAACCCAAGAACAATTTGATGAAATTGCAGGAAGTTTAATTAATGGTAATTTTAATCAAGCAGTTAATCAAGTTATAGAATATGGATTTTATGCACAAGACCTAAGAGCATTTGTTGCTAATACCGAATGGTGTTCAGGGCATAACTATTTTGATAATGAAGACTTTTATCAAGTAATAGAAAGAGCAACGGAAATAAGAACTGAAGAAAAATGTTTATAAAACAGGAGGAAACAATGGAAATAAAATATATAAATAACACGCAAATACAGACATATGGAACAAGTGGCAAAGGCAGTTTTACCTGTAATTACGATACACTTGTAAGACTTTTTGGGGAGCCACTCAAAGGCAGTGATGACTACAAAACCCAAGCAGAGTGGGACATTGAATATAAAGATGGAACCATTACAACCATATACGACTGGAAACAGGGTAAAGGTTATCTAGGTCAAGAGGGAATTGAACCCAATGAGGTTATTTGCTGGAACATAGGAGGAAATCACGGCACCAACTCAGTCGAACATTTAAAAGACTTCTTTATATCAAAGGGTTATGGTATATCAAATTCAAGATATGGCGACTTTGAAGTACATGAGGTTAAAAGAGATGAGTTCGGTAGAGCCACCACGATAATGTTACCGTGTAATTAAAACAAAAAACGCACACAAGCAGAAAAGCCCTTTTATTATCTAGCCCATAGAGGATAGAGAAACAATAAGAGGGTTTTTTTTATTATACTTTTCTACCTATATTTATTTGAAAAGACCTACCTACACGCACATTCACACGGCTTATAGTTTTATTTTTTTATTATTCCCCCCAAAAAACTTGACATTCTGATAGTTTGGTGGCTCCCAACCCACCCAACCCGAGATCCTTTTATTTTTTTTCATGTTCCCCCCGAAAATCCTTGACTTCTAGGAGCCCAAATGTTCCCACCCACCCAGCCCTTGACAATATTGATTAAATTTAATAATATTAAGACATGGCATAGAGCCATAACTAACCAAAATACGAGGTGTATTATGAAAAAAGAAAGTAAAATGCAACCTATTAGGGTTCAAGAAAAAGACTATTGGCGTAATCAGATTAGAAGTAATTTTGATGAACGTTCTTGCGAGGTCAATAATATTTACGCTAAACAGCTAAATGATAAAGTAGAAAAATCTTTACCACAATTTAGGAAAAGTATAGGCGTGGATAAATTGTTAGTAGCCCTAGAGGGTCAGATAGCTGACTACCAGCACTTTAGAGATAGCTATAAAACAACACTAAGGAATAAACATGAAGAGATGATTGAGACAGCTACGAAGATAGAACAAACGTGCGCAGGTTTCGTGGAGTCTTCTTCGAATAATTCTATTGGTGGACTTGATATATCAGACATACGACATGACGAAGCAGTAAACATCAATAAGTTCAATTGTTGGTCTGCTGAATTGTGTAGGTCATGGGCTGAGCAAGACGATATCCGCAAGGGTAACGAATTAAAACTGTTCTTAAATGGTCTCGATAAACTTAAAGATATGGCATATTCGAGACTTGAAGAAGGTTACAGCTTAACAGACGCTAAAGATGAGATATTTAAAATCTATCAAAAAGCAGGTATACAAGTTCCAACATTACCAGAACACGTTGAGCTACCAGTTCTTTTAGAACACGACAGCCAATAAGTCGTACAAAATAAAACTTTTTTTGTTTTCCCCCCTATATAAACCTAGGGGGTTTTTTTTGTGCCACCCACCCACCCGCCCTTAAAACTATTCTTTTTTTTTCATACCCCCCCCCAGGAAGATCTCAGCACCATTGGGCGCTCCCACCCACCCACCCTTGCTTGACAGAGATTATCGTGATGTTATGATTAATCAAGCTTAGATGGTTTCTAAGCTACTAACCTAAATAGGTAAAACGTTATGATAAACGACAATATAACAAACGAAGAGAAAGCAAAACTAACTGCAAATGCTTTAGTTACTTTGAGTGAAGAGTTTCATAAACTTCAAGGAAACTTCTTAAAATCTCATAAAGCACTTAACAGGGATATTCAATATCTGAAAAGTGCTGTCAATATGATTAATATGGCTTGCATACTTTTAGCAGGTTTAATCATCCTTATGTGTATAGGGCTATTAATGGGGAGTGCATAATGATTGAAGACAGAAATCAAAAGTCATTATTTGACACTCAACAAGATATACTTGATGAGATGAGAGAGGAGGAGAATTCTACTTGCACATATCAAGTATGGATTCAATACTCAAACAAATCATCTAAGGTCAAAACATTTACAGGTAAATGGAAACACGATAGAGAGTTTATGCAATTCTTTAAAAAAGAGTATAATGGGCTCACTATCTTAGATTACAAAAAGATGTAATGACATGGGGCTATATTCTGCACGGAGTATAGCCCTTATTCTACCCACAGGGGTACGCCCCCCTTTAACACTAGCATGAGAAGAGAGTAGTAGTATCCACACAGCGGAGGGGAAAATAGTCCAAACACAACATGTAGTAAATTTTGGAAAAAAAACACTAAATATTGTATTTTTTTTAAAAAATGTGCATACTTAGAACTGGATAACCCCCTCTACTGAATTATGGAGCACGAATCATTACTTAAAAACCCCAAAAGAGCCGAAGAGATAAAAACAAAAATTGGGAAACGGCGACAAGAAAATAAACTGAATTACTACAAACCCTACGACTTCCAAGAGCGATTTCACGCAGACGGATCTCAGGCAAACCAAAGATTGCTGATGGCGGCAAACAGGGTAGGCAAGTCCTATGTGGGTGCTATGGAAATGTCAATTCACTTAACAGGAGAGTATCCTAAATGGTGGAGGGGAAAAAAATTCGACGAGCCCATAAGAGCATGGGTATGCGGCGCCAGTAACGAAACTACTAGAGATATTTGTCAAAAAGAACTATTTGGGCAACCTGACAACCCAAGAGATAGGGGTAAAGGATCTATACCTAAACATCTCATTGGAGAAACTACAAGAAAACCTGGAGTGCCAAATGCACATTCCTCGGTGCTTGTAAAACACAAATCAGGAGGTTGGTCGAGGGTTGCCTTTAAGGCTTATGAAATGGGGGCAGAAAAGTTTATGGGGGAGAGTATTGATCTCGTATGGCTTGACGAGGAGCCACCTCAGGACATTTACTCACAATGTATTACAAGAACACTCGACAGATTGGGTCAGGTTTATATGACCTTTACGCCTGAGTCAGGTATGACAGAGGTAGTGCAAAACTTTACCAGCAATCTTCAACCCAAACAATCGTTGATAACAGCTGGCTGGGAGCACGCCAAACACTTGACAGCTGAGATGAAAGAGCAGATTTTACAAGCCTTGCCACCACACGAGCGTGAAATGAGGTCAAAAGGTATTCCAATGATTGGCTCAGGATTGGTATTTCCAATCTCTGAAGACAACTTGACCTGTGAACCTTTCGCAATACCCACCCACTTTGCACGCATCGCAGGTCTCGATTTCGGCTACGACCACCCAACAGCAGTCGTATGGGTTGCATGGGATAGAGATGAGGATATTGTTTATGTCTATGACTGCTACCGCATGAGCAAACAAATACCGAGCTATCACGCAAGTCATATTAATGAACGTGAGGGCTCAGATTGGATTCCTATAGCGTTTCCACACGATGGCTACCAACACGATAAGGGCTCAGGTAAAACACTTGCAGAGCAATACCGCCAAGCACATGTCAACATGCTGCCGTTTCATTTCGAAAACCCACCAGCACTTGGTGAGAAGAAAGGTGGCAACAGCGTCGAAGCAGGATTGATGGAAATGCTGGATCGCATGGAAAACGGCAAATTTAAAGTTTTCAATACCCTCTATGACTGGTTTGAGGAGTATCGAATGTATCACAGAAAAGATGGCAAACTAGTCAAACTTAAAGACGACCTGATGTCTGCAACTCGATATGCAACTATGAGTTTAAGACACAGCACAACAAGAAATTCAAAATGGGACAGAAAAGGCAGATTAGGCCCTGATGTCGCAATAGTTTAGGAGAAAGAAAGATAATGTCAGCAGCAGAAAGATTTAAGAAAAGAGTTAGAGGTAATGCTCCACATGCAACTAAGAAACAGGACACATTTAGTAGTAGAGGACTTGCTCGATCACCGATCAGCTATGAAAAAAGAAAATCAGGAAGAAATGAAACAGATCCTCGCAAAAGAAAAATAGGGTTTAGTTTGAATTTTAATTAGAATGACAGACGAAAAACCAGCTTTAGCACAAACACCTACGCAAATGGCGTTCAAAATACAAGACTTAGAGATTAAGTTAAACAACATAGAACAACAACTTACCAAAATAACAAGAATAACTGAAAGATTAGAAAGAGAATCAAATGTCAAAAAAACCAAAACAAATAACAAATGATGAACTAGCTTCTCGCTTAGAATCTGAGATACAAAACGCCACAGGACATATGAACAGCGAACTCTCTGAACAAAGAGAGGACTCTATGAAATATTATTTAGGTGAAAAATTTGGTAATGAGATAGATGGCAG